TCAAGGCTTACGAGTATGCCACCGAGGGTGTGAAGGACTCACGCGGCAAGCACATCATGAAGCCCGAAGAGATCAGCGCGCGCGATATCACGGTGCAAGCCCTGGGCTTTACCCCAGCGGATGTGGAACATAAGCGCGCCAACCGCAACGCCGTCCTGCAGGCAGAACAGTACCAAAAGGACTGGCATGACAAGCTTACCAATGCGTGGGTGGAAGCCGACCCGGCGGATCGTCCGGCGGTATGGGCGAAGATCAAATCAACATACAATGCCGACCCCGACAACAAGGGCGCGCACATAGACCTGGGTAAGCTGCACGCGCTGCTGAACCAGCGGCGCAAGGACGAGAAGGCAGACACGCTGGGCCTGCGCCTGCCGAAGAAGAGCGCGCCTACACTCATGGGAGCTGCAGCATTCTGATGGTTGCCAAATCACACGCCAATTACGAACGCCACCGGCAGTGGTACTTAATCGGGAGGAATCAGCGAAGGGCAAGAAGATCCGCGTCGAGAGGGATCAGGCCAGGACTGCCGAGATCAAGTCAGGCAAGCTGGCCCCGCACTCGAAGCTGACCGTGGACCATGTACAACCCATCAGCAGGGGCGGCGGCAACGCCGCGTCGAACCTGCGCGTCGTCACCGGCACCGCTAACCGCAAGAAATTCAACAATCCGAAGTGACATCGTTGGCCAGCGCGTGCGCCGGCGCCTTTTTGACATCCGGCTTGTTGGTGCCAAGCATCTCCGCCAATCTACCCAGGCATGGGATATCGAGGACCCAGGTGCTGGCCGACGTATAACCCGTGCCCTGACCAAGCGCCTTGCGATGCTCGATCGTGCCGGGGATACGGTTCTTGATTTCCTGGATGATAGTGTCGGCGGGACGATTGCGATCTCGCAGCCACTCGGTGAAGGCGTTGCGGGATATCCGTATCACCCCCAGGTTTTCCGCGATCTGATAGCGGATGACGTTGCCGCGCGGCAGATCGATGGACTGCACCCGGACATTACCCCCGGTCGAAAACGACGTGGTGCGCAGCCTGTAATCGGCCTGCGAGTGCACGAACTCGCCGATGATTTCTTCGAGGTCGAAGCCGCCGGAAACCGACAATATGGTACGCCGGACGCGCTGTTCGCGCTGTGTCAGGAACGCCTTCGTCAGACACGCATTGATGCCGGCCACGTCGAACTTGAATAGCCCGAGCTTGGTGGCGATGATGGCGCCCACCATGACACAGGCCATGGCGGTGATTGTGAAGCGTTCATCGCGTTGCATCGCCAGATTATTTGATAATGCAAGCATGATGTCGGCCAGTTGCTTATTCACTGCAGCCGTGTTAGTCGCGATATGCTTGGCAAAGATACGCCCTGCATGTCCGTAGTTGGTTTCAACCGCCTTGATGTCCTGTCCTACTACAGGATCATAAGCTACCGCCTCCTTCGCCAGCTCGACCTCCAGCAGCCTGGCCAGTCCGCTGTCGGTGCCGTCGTCGCGCGCCAACAGGTAATCCGTGCACGAGCGGTTGGACGTGAAGATCAGCATGGTTTCCCACTCGCCGACCTCGCGCAGCGTGGTGTCGGACTGTAATCGCGCGCGCTCCTTGCCCTGCGGTATGGTGAATATCAGCTCGACAAAATCATCCTGGGATTCCTTGCGCACGCGCAGCTCGTCCCAGAACCTGGGAAGTATGCGCGGCTCGCTGAGAGATCGCATCACCGCGTTGGGCGTATCCCGCATCGACTGCAGCGCCTTCTGGTCGCCCCACACCGAGTGCGCTACCTTGATCGCGGTGGTCTTGCCGATACCCGATTCGGTGGACCAGAAGTTCATGGACATGCCGCGCACGTCACCGCACAGGCTGATCAGGGGCGCGCCGAACGACGCGGCTATCAGCGCCTGCAAATCGGCCCGCCCACCTTCGAACAGGGCCGCCGCCTTGCGCCAGTGCTTGATATCCCCGGAAGGCCGATACATCGCGGCCACCTTGGGATCGCCGCCGGGCACCATGGCCTCAGTACCGTCGATCTTATAAAGAGTGCCGGCGATACCAAGCCCGGTACGATCACCGTGCTCGTCGAAGTTCCACCCGAACGGTCGTACTAGTTCCGTGCGTGTTTGTTGTTCTGTGCGTAGTTTAGTGATCCATGCCATACAAAAGTCCCCAAACTGTACGACGTTATAGCGGTTCACCACCACGCCCTGTCGTTCGAAATAAGCTACCGGGGTCTGGCTGTTCATGTCGGCGGCAACGGCGAATACCGGGTAATCCTTGCCGGCAAAGCTGTAGGTGAAAACCACGCGGTGCCCGCCGACCGTACCCAGCCAGTTGAGCTGCGGGCTGGCGACGGCGCCTTCGACCAGGAGGACCCACTCGGCGTCGCCCTCCTTTTTACTCCCGGCGTAATGTTCGATCCGGGGGTTGCCGTCGACGGTGACAGCGCGGTAACGCGCCGGCAAGATGCTCTCCTCGATCCCCAGAGAGATCGGGGACTTAATCTTTCCATGGAAGGGACAGCCCTGGCACACGCCGGGGCGGGCACCGTCGTAGTGTGCACACGTAGGCGCACCCAAACCCTTCTTGGCGCGCTCGTCTTCGGCCTGGGCAATGGCGGCATCGGTGCCGGCCGGCGTGTATCTGGGATCGTCTTTGCCTATAAGGTGTGCATGTTGTTTTCCATCAGGTGTAAAAATACTTAATGAGATATTCCCCAGAAACCACACCGGGTAAGGATCACCCAGGCCGCCATTGGCGAGGGATTTTTTTACCTGTAGGCATTTTTTAGCGATCTCGGAAAACTTGAACTGTGATTGCAGCCCGGCGTGTACGGCCTTGCTGACCCCGGCGCCGCCAGGAAGTGCAAAACTAGGACGTGCCCCCAGCGACGATATGGTAGCGCCACCATGCGTGCCCGTTCGGGCCTGTGCCTGGGGCTGGTTCATCCACGGCGCGAGCGCGTCCATGATCTGTTGGTTCGGGTAATTATCCCGCGTATAGGCCGCCTCGACCTTGACCGGCGCCGGCGCATCCTGGCCAGCCTTGTAATTCATGGTCATCGGTGCGCGCATGATCCGCGCCGCATCGATGGTGGGGGCGGTATCGCCCACCCACCCCTCGGCCAGCATGGCTGCCTTCAGCGCGTTGGCCAGCGGTTGCCACGCTGCCAGGGTCATAGGATCTTCCAGCAGCCAGTACCAGTGTAGCCCGTAGCCTGAATTCACCCCCAGATTGGGGCGCGGCAATCCGGTCTTATGACAAAATTGTACTAGCCACGTGATGGCGGCCTTACGGTCGGCGAAGACGTGGGCCGGGTCCTTGTTGTCGCCGGCCCGCTTGCAGTCGGCATCCATGACCAGGGCACGGATAAGGTGCACGTTGGCCTGCTCGCGCTTGGCCTTGGTGAACTGCGCCCCCTTCTTCGAAGTGGCGAGTTCCGCCATGTTGTAGGACGCCACCGCGAAGTAGGTATCCGCGCCCTTGCCCGATGCCCAGCGCAGCATGTGCGCGGCCTGATCGATCTGTTGCGCGGTGTAACTGCGCACCGCCCAGCCCCGGCCGGGGCTCTTCCAGGTCATAGTGAGGTAATTGCCCGTCGTCGGAACGACGCGACCCAAGAACGTTTCCGTGTCCATGACGACCCCCAAAGAGGGAGGGCGCGTCCTCTGCGCGCCCCCCGCTGTTAAGCTTTGTGGTCATCACTCGTCGTTGTTCAGCAGGCGGGCGATCTCCTCCTCCATCGAGGGGGGTGCGCCCTGCACGACCGTCGGCACCGCCGCCTTGGCCGCCATGGCCTTGACGGTCTTGCGCATGGCGTCGGTCGTCACCGCCGCCGCAGGCGGCACGGACACAGGCTTGGGTGCCGGCGTGGGTGCGGGAGCCGGTTCCGGTTCCGGTACGGGTTCCTCCCCTTCGTCCCCCTCGTCCTCGTCAGCTTCCTTGCTGCCGCTGGCCGTCACTTCCTGTTTGAGCTGCTGGGAGGGAGCCAGCCGCACGTATGACGGGCGCGGGCCGAGTGCCGCGAGTGCGTCGGCATCGGCAGTAACTTCCACCACCTCTTCATTTAGCATCCGATGCACCTGATCGGACTTGCTGTGCTCCATGGCAATGTTGTAGGCGCGCGGGTCCACCCAGCCGATACAGGTGAAGGTAAGCTCCAGCGTTTTCAGCGGATCGAAACCGACGCGGGTTATCACCTCCGAAATATCCGCGCCGCCGACCCGCATGATTTCGCTTGCGTACTTATCCAGCACCTTGAGCGTAGCCGGGGGGATATCCAGCAGCATAGGACCGCCGTCACCTTCGTTGGCGGGGTCAGCCGCCGGCACCACGGCGATGCGCTTGCGATCCGAACACGCCTTGGACTTGCGTCCGTCGCCCGTGGTCGAGGACCCCCATACGTTATGCCGGCACGTCGCACACATGGGAGACTGCTTCGCCGCCGATGCGGGATCGGGCGAGATGCCATTGATCGAGAAGCAATCCGGCGGCTTGCCTTCGCCGCCTTCCTGGAACCCGCTGATGTAATACCGCTTGGAGATTGCACTCGCCGACCCGACCACGATCACGTCGAGGGTGGGCTTAGGCGTCACCGGCAGGGGCCTGCCGTTATGGTCGGTGCCCGGGGACTCCTGCAGCAGGCGCTCTTCGCCCCGATATCTTATACGCCAGACCTTGCCCCTGATTTTCAGGACCGCGAACGACGCCTGGATGCCCGCGTGTATCGATGCGCTCAGCCGCGCGCCGCCACCCGGGGTGATGTGCGCCGGGGCCGGACCGAGGGTAACCAATTGATTGTCCACTGAATTATTCCTCTATTTTTACGACGTAGTAAATTCCGCCGGCGGCTAAACCACCAGCGTAGTCCCGGCTCACGACCCCGTGCAAGCGTCCTCCGCACGCTCGGGTGTTGCTGACGCACGGCGTACGTTGACGACGGTTTCGCGTGAAGTTTCGACGCCGGGGATCGGCGCACCGGTCTCCTTCATGATCTGTTCGGCAGCCAGTTTAGAAACCCGCGCCTCTAACAAATCCCAGGCGTTAGTTTCTCGAATGAAGTTCAGCGTTTCGATCCAGTCCACCACCTTGGCGCTCGTGCGTATGCTTTTATACGCAGTACCGTGCGGGGATTTCATGCTGGACAGGCCGGCGTTGTTGAGGGCTTCCAGCATCCACCCCTCGATACGCTCTAACATATCGTTGAACGGCGCCAGCTCCGCCTTGTGTTTGGTTTCGATCTCGCGCTTCTTGTCACGCACGCGCACATAGTTCTCGATGAGCGCGTCCGGAGATAGTTTCGTGTCACTCATTTGTCGGCTCCTCCAGTTTCTTTACTTCCACATCTACGTGCCCAGGCGAAAACCGCA